AGCGCCTTCTGCGACGCGGTGTAAGCGTTGTTGACCTCGGCACCTCTGGCGAGCTCATTCGTCAGGGCGTTGATTCTGTTCTTGAGCGGATCGGAGTCGACGGCCTTGAGTCGGTTGCCAAGATCCTGAAGCCCCTCGCCCAGCCCGAACGCCTCCTCGGCGTCGGCTCGGAGCTGCTCGGCGAGCTCGTCGTCACCTCGGAACTCGGCCTGGAACGCCTGGAACTTGAGCATCGCGCCCTGAATGTCGCCCAGCGGCGCGATGATCTCACCGAATCCGGCGAGCAGGTCGCCGAGAGACTTGAGCGCGAACTCCGACATCTCGATGAAGGCTGTGGCGATGCCTCCGACGGTGCGGATGATCTCCGGGGCGTTACGCGTGACGATCTCTGTCAGCTGGTCGACGGACTCGGTGACTCCGCCGACACCGTCCTTGACGGGCTGGAAGAACGGCTTGAGCAGAGCCTCGCCGAGACGGTCGAATGCCGCCTCGGCATTCGCCATCGAACCCTCGAAGCTCTCGCCCATCTTGAGCGCGGCTCCGCCGACGGTGTCCTCGAGAGCGGCGCGAACGGCACTGGCAGCGACGCCGGACTTCTCGGCCAGCTTGATGACCTCGCCCGCCGACAGGTTCAGATTCTTGGCGAGGTTCTGGTAGATCGGCAGGCCGCGATCCGAGAGCATCTGAAGCTCTTGATTGGTCGCGTAGCCCTGCGTGGTGACCTTGTTCAGGATGAAGCCGACCTCGTTGAAGGCGACACCCATGTCCTGACCGGCTTTGCGAGCCACTGCCGCCGTGTCGGCTGTCAGCTTCAGATAGTCGGTGAGGGCCTTACCTGGCTTGACCCCTGCCGCCAGCGCGGACGCTGCTACAGTGGCCGCATCGCCGAGACCGAACGCAGTTCCCTTGACGGCTTCGAGGGCATTCTTCATGACGACCTCGGTGTCGCCCGCCGACACCTTGAGCGCGAGCATCTTGGTCTTGGCGGTGTCGAGTGCTACCAGACGATCCCAGCCGCCGGACAAGATACCGCGTACCGCGTCAGCGGCTTTGGACGCGAAGTCCTGTATGACTGCCAGGCCCTTGACAGCAAGCTGTGAACCAAGCGCGCCGATGAACGATCCGGCGGCGATGTCACCCAGCTGACTCCAGCGTCCTCCGCCTCCCCCGCCGCCGGAACCGCCGCCGCCGCCGCCGACCATGGCGGACTGCATGTCCTGCTGTACTTTGTCGAGCTGAGGTTTAAGCTGTCTCAGTACGGAGTCGGCGAAGCCGTCGAATGCCTTCGAGGCGTCGATCTCGACGCCTACTGTTAACTTGCCCTCCGCCACCTGCTCAGGCTAACGCACGGGCAGTGTCGCTACGCAGAACCTGAGCTCTGAAGCCCTACGATGTCCCGCATCAGTTCGCCGATCGTATCCAGCGTGTAGTCCGGATCGTCGGGGTCCATCAGCCGGGAGAACACCTGCGCGTAGCTGTCGGGTGACAGGTGCCGCGCGATGAACAGGCCGGTCATGTCGTTCCGCATGGACGCGCTGACGTACTTGGACGACGCAAGGCTGTACGCCGCCAGTGCTTGCGCTGTCGGCTTGCGGACCTCGAGAGTGTCACCGAGAAACTGAATCGTGTCGTGCGGCCATGCCACGTCGGCTGGCTGATCCACGACCTCCTCGGTGTCGGACACGGGAGAGAGCTGTCGCGGCATCTCAGCGGCGAACGGGTTGGGCTGGCTCACAGACGCGACGATACCACCATCATCGAATGGTTCGTGCGACCTTGTTCATGGCCCGCTCGAGGAACGTGTTCGGCTTCGTCCCCGGATGGTTCACGTGGTCGAAGAACACCCATCGGCCGACGCGGTTCCAGTAGAAGTGCAGTGCGTAAGCCGGGCGACGGCAGCGAATGATGTGCGGGCGTGTCCCCCAGCGGACGTAGCCCGCGTACGGCACAGCCGACTTGCTGATACCAACACCGCCCTCGCCCTTGTACGGGCCGGTCATACGGAACGGCTCCGAGCGGATGTTCCGCCGAAGCCGTCCCGTTCTGACCGGGGCCTCCTCCTGGGCTGCACGCACCATCCGTCGCGATATGTCCCGGTTGCGCTCGGTGATGAACTTGCGCGACCAGGACTGCGCCTCGTACGGATTGAGAACGAGCTTGGCAGTGACCCGTGTACCTCGCGGGCCAGTGCTCGACCGGTCAAGAGCCACTGACGAAGCCCGTGGGCAGTTTCTTCGCGGGGGCCTTCTTGGCGGGCGCGTCCTTGATCGTGTGCGTCTCGACCACGGTGACGAAACCACGGTCGATGAGTCGCTGAATCCGATCGGTCAGCACCACCGTCTTGGTGGCTCCGCGTGGCAGAACGACGCTCGGCATGACACTGCCTTTGATCGTGACCACTGTCTTAGAACTGGACATATGCCTCTCCCATCCAGGCGACGACGCCGCCCTCCGGCCCATACGGGCTCACCTCACCAGAACCGGCCGAGTAGCCGATCCCCCGTATTCGGGCAGCCGCTCGGCAGAGCGCCAGCTCGATACGCCAACTGTCGTCGAGAGAGACCTCCGCCTCGGCGGCGTAGTCCTCCCAGGACGGATCAAGCTCGACTGTGGCACAGCGACCCGCGCCGATCTCGAGCGCGATGACGCGGGGCAGCGAGCAGGAGTCAATGCCGATCTCCTGATTCGGGAACTCGCGTGTACGAAACCGCCGGACCACGCGGACCCACAGAAACGGGATACGACAGTCGTCGCCGCCGGACGTGTGCGCGTTCCACGCCGCCATCGGAATGCCGTCACCACCGAAGAATCGGACAGTTGTGGTGCCGCCGCCCACGGGAGGGCAGTCGCTCGTCGGGTCGAACACCTCGCCGAGCGCAGTGGTGTAGGCGTCGACAATGGCGCTCGCCGGATCGGTACAAGTCGGAGCCGTCATGACGAGTCCTTACAACACCGTCGGAGCCGCGAGAACACGGTACGGGTTGACGGCGGAGAGCCACAGGTCGATCTCGGGGATACCGGTCTTGCCCGACGCGTAGATGTCGTTCGGATTGAACACTCGGTGCGACACGCCCTGCCGCGTCACGTCGGTGATGGTGCGCGGTAGTCGGCACTTGCCGCCGGTGCAGGCGTTGTAGAACTCTGTCGCCAGCACCGCCACCAGCTTGCCGACACCAGCGGGAGGCTCAATGCCTCGTAGATACTCCACCTGCCAGGTGCCGGAGTCGGTCACCGGTCGGCTCATGTCCTGCGAGGGCCAGAAGCCATCGACGCGGTAGAGCCGATCCTCCTCGAGCGCGTACTCGGACGGGTCGAGCTCGACACCGTCCACGGTGACGGCGACGATCGAGGACACCGGGCCGGGCAGATGAACGACGCCGGGGCCGGAGCGAATGCAGCGCGTGGCACAACCGCAGCCAAGCACAGCCCAGCTGCTGTCACGCCAGGAGAACACCTCGTATTCGGTCGGCACAGGGCGGCGGCGAAGGCTCGGTGGGTAGTTCTCCGGACACGGGCGGACGGTGACGGGGCACGCACCGAACTGACGACCGGACAGCGCCCACAGAACCTCGACAGCGGTGTCCACCGCCACGGAGAGCGCCGCGACAGCCGATGCGTACGTCGGGTCGTCGCCGGAGCCCTGCTCAGGGAGATCCGGCAGGCAGCTCTCGTCCACAGGCCAGTTGCATGTCACGTCATCAGCGTATCGAGAACAGGTGCTGTCACTTGTCGCCCCACGTGATAAGAATCCACACCACGATCAGCCCGGCAACGTACGGCATCAGGACGAACACCAGTGCAGTGGTGAGATCGGCTTCCACACCACTGACTCTCGATCAGTCGGCTCAGGCAGACGATACGGGCTGATCCGGTGCGACGTCCGCTGCGGGCGCGCTGCCGGGGCCGCCGAAGTAAAAGTCCGGATCGGTGAAGATCGTCGCGATCTCCAGCGGCTGCGGCTCCTGATCGACGGTCGGCTCCGGCGGAGCGATCGGAGTACGGAAGAACGTGTAGTGGCTCTCCTCGTTCACCGGCTCCAGCAGACGACCAGGCGTGTTGTCACTGTCGATGGCGGCGACGTTCCACGGCCCACGGCCCCACTGAGGCATGGCGAGTGAGACACCGCTGAGCGTCATGGTCGAGATCGTCGCGTTGACGGTGATGCCGGACAGCTGGAACTCGGTCGCACCGACCAGCAGGTAGCCGTACTTCTTACCGGTGCCGGGATCGGTGAACACCGAGTCCTCCGTCGGAATCGGGCAGTCGTCCTCTGCGCGGCCACCGGTCCAGATCTCGAGCGCGACGCCGTAGTCGCCATCCACCGACTTCTGGTCGCGGAAACCGACGGCCTCGTCGTTGTAGTCGAGCACCTGCTCCCAGCCGTTGAACAGCGAGATCAGTCCCGTGTTCACGTTGCAGAGCTCGATGTCGACGGTGTAGTGCTTCCGCTCGGGCGGAGTGCGGTCGATGACGCACGTCTTGCCCTCAGCGTTGACCTGCTCGAGCTCGGAGGCGTCCTTCATGACCGGCTCCAGTGACGCGCTGACGTAGCCGTCGGTCACGATGTAGTTCGAGGCCCCGGCGATGGGCAGCCCGCACGAGTTGATCTTGGTCGCGCGCAACCGCACGCCCTTGACGATCGGGAACGTCGCCATCTGGCTGTCCTCCTAGTTTGGTCCTGGTGGTGCTGACACTGACATTAGAGCGGCAGGGTGCAGTTCTCAGACCGCCGACATCTTGGCGGCGTTGTTGACTTTCTTGAGCCTGTCCTTGGCGGGATGGTCGATCGGCAGGTCGTCGATCACCGCATCGAGCACGTCGGTAATCGCGAGGATCGCAGACCGCATCCGAATGTTCTCCTTCTCCAATCTGTCGATGACTCGCGTGGCCGCTGACGTGGCGAGATCCGCCGCCTCGGCGCGGTCTCTGCCCCGCTTGCCGAATGTCTGTATCACCGCGACGGCGAGGCTCCCGACCAGCGTCCCGCCGCCGCCTGCCACTATCCATGCTCCGACGCTGTGGTTCGTCATGAGGCTCCCTGCTGTCGGGCGATCTGATTGCGAAGTCGGATCGCCCACAGGTCACGGATAATCAGCTCGATGACGAACACCATGACCGCTGCTACGACGTAGCGAGAGAACATGTGCGTCTCGTCGCGCACCGGCAGCTCGGCGAGGTGATACGACAGCAGCACGGTCAGGACACCGATGTCCCCCGACAGGCGTATTCCCTGGCCCAGCACAATCGCGCGTCCGTAGCCGCGAATCAGAATCCAGGCCAGTAGACAGAGCAGTGGAGAAACCACTCCGAGCGTCAGCCAGGCCGCATAGAACCAAGTACCGAATAACTTCTCGAACGGAGGCGGAGGTGTCGGAGTCAGCGCGAGACGAACCGCCGCTCCGAACATGAACAAGTTAAGGATCGGCTGAAACCAGACCAGCCGCCAGTCCTGGTCGTAGTACCTGTCCAGGCGATGAAGCAGCGCCCTCCATCGCCGTCTCATGGTCTATGCCCTTCGTGCGGTACGAGCCGGGACCTTCGCCTCGTAGCGCGACGGGTCGGGAAACATGGTCGACAACGCTGTGCGGAAGTGTCGCCAGGACAAGTCGGTGGTCGAGTGGAACGGCGTGCGGAGCTTGCCGGGACGGAACGCCTTCGAGTCCTCGATGAGAACACTGTCCTCGCGGCGAATGTTCAGGTTCCCGTACAGCGTTCTCCACTGCGGTGGATTCGTGGGCGTGATCTCCGAGAAGCGGGTGAGCGTGTCGGCCATGAGCTGTCTGTCCGCCGGAAACGGCACGTGCAGCTCGTAGCTCAACGGGTCGTCGACACCGATCGCTTGCAGGCAGATCTTCGTCGTCCGCAGCGACTCCGCCCACCACGAGGACTTGCCGTTCGTAGCCATACGGACACGGGGAAGCCGCAGGTGAGCGTCGAGCGAGCTTCGGTAGTACACGGGGAGGGCCGTCAGTGGCTCGGTCAGGAAGAAGTCGTCGTTGAACACGATGACCTCGTCTGACACCCCTTGCGTTGAGCAGGCCGTGAGGATATTGCGAAACACGTTGGTCTGCGAACTCGCGCTCGTGTTGCCGGGGATGAACTCGACGCCGGTCAGCCAGTTCGGCTTGTACCCCACCACCCACACGGTGCCGTGATCGGGGAAGAAAGCCTCCAGCGAACGGAGGCTGTACCGCAGCTCGTCGTTGGTGTCGCCGGGGCGAACCGGATAGATGACGTCGCGCATGATCGTGCTACGCCGCTGTGTCACAGGACGTCGTGAATGGCCTTGAGTACAGCGGCCTTGTTCGGGAGTCTGTGCGGATCTTCGATGCCGAGCTTGGCTGCGTAGTCGTTCAGCGCACCACGGTGCCAGTCGGCATCGGGAAAGCCGTCGTCGTAGTTCGGCCCGGTGACGGGAGGCTCGTAGGCAACAGGTGCCACCGCCGACGGAGTGTCCAACAGCCCCGCCGCGCTGGCATTGCCCTCGGGGATCCGATAGAGCCGACGCGGCCCGGTGCGGGTCAGCGTTTCGATGACCTCTGGGCCGTACAGCTCGATGAGCCGACGCAGACCGGGGCCGCGCTTGGACGGATCGACGAAGTCGACGATCGCGAATCCGTCCTCAATGGTGGTCACAATCCCGTCAGGCATCTACGGTTTCCCTTCTAGGTGATCTGTACGGCCGCGATCAGGCTCTCGTAGCCGACAACAACCGACCGCTCTGCAATCGCCGCGTACGTGTTCTCCTGCTCTGTCATGGTCGACCGGACCTGCACGGCGTCACGCCATCCGAACAGCGGAGACGTTGCGACAAGAACGTCGCCGAGAGTGTCGACGTAACCGCCGCCGAACACCCACCGATGCCCCAGCGTGGTCCGCATGGCACCGGACACGTTACGGATCTGGTCCGGGTCGACGCTCGCCCAGGCTGCCGACGCGTGAATCACACCGACGGTGTTCGTTTTGGCGAGCTCGCCCTCGAGGTAGGCAACCGCAGTGGCGAGAGACGTACGTGCGACAGGGGCGGGTGCGTCAAGGATCAGCTGACCGCCGACAGCAGTCTCGACCGCTGTCTGTTCCTCCAGCCGAAGAATCTGCTGCACGCGCGCGTTGACCTCGGCTTGGCTCGCTGCTGTCAGATCACACTCGTCGTAGGCCCATACGGTGATCGGTGCGAACGGGTCGGGGTCCATGTCCGGACGGACACCGGTCTTGAGGCTCTCGGAGCCGCTGTCGGGCACGGCGCACCATGGTTCGTCACCCCACACGCCGAACGCGTCGCTGCCGCCGTAGTTCCACGGACGAATCTTGACGCCGTCCGACAGGAACCGCGACGGGCCGCTGGCCTCGGTCCACAGGGTTGCGCTGTACAGGCCGGGAGCCGCCGGGCTGACCAGCGGAGGGTCGAAGATCAGTGCCTGAATCACTGGAGCCGTCATGGCTTACTCCTCATAGTGGTACGGAGGCGGATGACGCGAGTTGTCGGGGTACTCACGTCATCCGCCTCCTATCCGATCAGCGTGGCTGCCTCTACACGCTCGGAGTATTGCACTCGACGGTCTGGCGCGCTCCGATAGCACCGGAGACACACAGCGGGATGGTCACCAGGATCGACTGGTTGCACCGCTTGCCGACGGCGTAGGCGTCCTCGGTGAAGAACCGCGTGTAGCGGTTCACCTGGAGCTGCTCCTTCGGGTACATGACACCCAGCTCGATGACGTTGCTCATCGAGCGGAACCATGTCCCCGCCGGGTACAGCACCACGTCCACGGTGTCGGGCCAGAGCACCGTGTCGAGGTCACCGGGCAGGTCGGTGTCCCGCGTCTGCCAGTCGCCGACGAACTGAAGGGCGATGTTCCGCGCCGACAGCCAGCTCGAGATCTGACCGTCGGAGACGGCCAGGACGTCGAGACCCTCGCGCAGCGCCAGGTCGGCGCGGAGCACCTCGTGGAACCAGCTCGGGGCGATGCCCTCGATGGTGGCGGTACGGGCCAGGCCCTTCTGGAGACGAAGGTTCGTTGCCATCAGAGCCAGGCTGTTCAGCACCGAAGCCGCCGAGCCGAGAACACTGGTCGGCGGAATCACCTTCGCTGCTCCCGAACCGGCCACCACGTCAAGCACGGTGCGGCGGCTGACCGCCCGCAGATGCTCCTGAGCCAGCGAGCGCATGAACCACTCGATCAGCTCGGGCCAGCCCTGCGTCTGGAGGACTCCCGCCTCGACGCAGTACCCCATCGCGTTGAGGCGCAGCTCGACGAACTCGTCGGGGCACGGAATCTCCACGCAGGCCTTGAACGCTGTCGGCTCGCCGGTGCCGCTGTCCACTGCCTCGAGTTCGGGCTCGGTGAAGAAGAACTCGAAGGACTCGTAGATCGAGCTGAGATCCGGCTCGACCGGCCAGCGGATGCCGCCACGGTTAATCGTGATCTCCGGCAAGCTGACCAGGTCAGTCGCACTCGGCACGTCGCAGAAGTCGTACAGCTGCTCGGACGGAGCGCACCAGCCACCGGCTGCGGTGAGGCTCCCACCGGGAAGCCGACGCTCGTCGGTGGCCTCGGTGATGGCCGCGACGAGAGCGTGGCTGTCCTCGACCAGCTTCACGTCACGGTTGAGCCGTGCGAGAACCTGAGTCGCGAACGAGCCGCGCGCACCGGACGGACGACGCGCGCCGCGCGAACCGGGGCGAACGGAGTCCACCGCGAGGGCCAGCTCACGGAAGCCGACACGACCGCTGCGGTAACCCGGAGCGCCGGGCACCATCTCCCAGCCGGGACCGGTGGGGCCTTCGGGAGCGTCCACGGTGCCGACGTTGGCGAACGAAACGGGCGCGTTGCTGTTCGCAGCGACCGGCTCGGTCTCCTCGACGGTTTCGGCTTCAGCCTCGGCCTCGGTTTCCTCGACCTCGGCTTCGACCTTCTCGGCCTCGGCTTCGGTCTCCTCGACCTTCTCGGCGGTGGCGGAGGCAGCGCGGTCAAGCAGCTCAGTCACGCTGCTGCGGTGCGCCTCCTCCTCGGCGGTGGCGGTGGCGAGAGCAGTGCTGAGCTTGTCGACGCTGTCGAGCAGAGAGCGGAGCGCCTCCACGTCGTCGCGTGACAGTTCCTCACCAGCTTCGTGGCGGGCCTGAATGACATTGATTGACCGCTGGGCCTGTGTCCGCAGCTCCTCGAGCTCCGAGACGGTGGCGGGCAGTTCCTCCGGCAGAGTGAACACTCCCGAACTCCTTCTTGTACGACGGTAACCACTTGGTTGGATCGTCTCCCTGGCCCGCAGCCAACAGAAAACTCTCTCTACGGCAAGACCATAACTGTGTCCGGTGCAGAGGTGTCGGGATCCCGGCGTTTCACCATGAAAGCGACACGGTTGTCGGTAGGCCGACGAGAGCCCTCGGCTTCGATCCGCTCGTAGCGACTGTGCCGGTGGAGATACCCGTGGACAGCGAGAGCGCACCCGTCCCAGTACCAATAGTCGTCGATGATGATGAGCCCGCCGGGATTGACGTACGGAAACAGTGACTCGAGCACCTCGGTGGTGGACGAGTACCAGTCACCGTCGAGGCGCAGCAGTGCGATGCCGTCCGGATACCCCTCGTCGCCGGGCAGCGTCTGGGAGAACCACCCGACGTGTGTGCGGTAGTTGTCGACACCGGCGAGCGCCATGGCTTCGATCGCCTTGTCCTCGGAGGCGGCGCAGTTGTGTCCCGTCACCGCTTGCCACTCCACCGCCGATTGACCGGACGGTGTGCCACCGTCGATGTCCTCAGCGGGCGGGAGTCCACGGAAACTGTCGAACAGGTGGTATCGGCGCTCGTTGCCGAGCAGGCTGGCGATACCGGCGATCATGCCGCCGCGCCAGACACCGCACTCAACGACGGCTCCTGGCACGTTGCGGGTCTCGAGTGCGAGCTCAAGGTTCGTCACGTACCGGCGCTCCTTCACCATGGAGTGCCGACGGAATCGCCGCCATACGTCATGCAGTGAGCTGTTCTTCATTTGTCGGCCCGTCGCGTGACGGCCATTCGCCTACCGACCAGTTCCAGCCACGAGAGGCTGCCGTTCAGAACGAGACTGTCAACGGCAGACACAACGCCGGGGAATCGGTCGTAGTAGTCGTCGAACACCACGGTGGCGTTGTCGGCCAGATGAACGTCCCAGGCCGTGAAGTCCCGCAGCACGGAGTCGTGCGTGTGTTCTCCGTCGATGTAGAGCAGGCCCACTTTCAGCCCGACCGTCCAGGTCGCTGCCGCGTCGGTGGACAGCGCCCGCTGAAACGTCGCACCTCGGGCGGTCTCCATCGCGATCTCCATGTCGCGGTGCCGGTAGCGGCGATGCATGTGCGGTCGCCCCTCATAAGCCCCCTCGAGCCCCCAGGAGTCGATGCCGAACACCGGAGCGCCCAGACCCGCCGCTGCGCCCTCGACGATGACACGCAGCGACCCGCCCTGATAAACACCGATCTCCACGCAGGCCGTGTCGGAGGGCGTCTGAGCCGCGAGTTCTCTCAGACGTTCGAGCGCGACGATCTCGGTCAGCGTCTCGGTGTTCATCGCGGTCGAACAACCTTCCGTATCGTCCCGCCGCCTGCCTGACGAACCTCGACCTTGGCCTCGATCAGTGACAGAAACTCGGATGAGCTGGTGCCGTCTGGATAGGTGACGACGTAGCCGACCACTGTCACGCCGCTGGCGGCAGCACGACGACGGGCACCGCAACCGCAACCCATCAGCGACGCGCCAACAGGTCGGCGATCTCCTCCGCCGGTGTCGGAGGACGAGTGATGCGCGAGGCCCGCTCGAGCAGCTCGGACTTCTCGGCTGCACGCTTCGCCTCGAGATCCGCGACGCGCGCTTCGCCGATCGCCTCCTTGACCGCTGCCTTGATCTCGTCGGCGGTAATGACCGGGGAGACGTCCTCGGCAACGTCCTCGTCGGTGGGGCCGAGTGACGCGACCAGGGCGATCGGACGCCCCTGCTCGTCGGAGCGGCCACGGGCCGAGAACCCTGGCGTGTTCACGGCCAGCGCGGCAACCAGCTCGAGCCCCTGACCGAAGTCCCGCCAGTCGCCGGACAGTGGCGACGAGAGACCCTGCTCGATCTGGTCGGCGGTCGCCCACGGAGCCGCGACGCCGGAGAACCAGATGCCGTGATCGTCCTCGCCCACTCTGACCAGCGCGAAGCAGGTTCCCGTGTTGTCGTAGTGTGCCGCTGCCGCTCGGCCGCTCGCGCCGGGGCTGGCGTGACCGGTGCCGACGGTGAGACGTCCCACCGGAAGCCGCTCGCCGTTGTCGAGACGTACAGCCGGGCTGGTGTGGAAGTGCGCGTAGTTCGCCCGGCTGCGGGGAGCAATGACGCACTCGGTCTGAATCGACCGATGGCACTCACCGAAGCAGGCGAGGTGGCCGTAGATCCGGCCGTCGTCGCCCATCGTCGGAAGCGTCGGCCCCTCGAGCTGGGGATTCTGAAACAGCCGGTGGTCGTAGACGCGCGGGCGGAACTCCTCCGCTGCCGCCGCGACCAGTGCCACGTCGCGGGACTCGCGCTCCAGGTTCAGCGGCAGCGTGGTGTCGCCGAACGCCGGAGTCGCCACCAGCGTGGTGCCGATCAGCTCGGCCTCGGTGATCGTCATGAACACCTCACCGTCACTGTCCTCACTGATCTCGTTACCGTCGCGGTCGGTGACCACCCAGCTGGCCGCAGCGAGGTCGACACTGGGACGGGTCACGCCGTGCGCGAGCTGGTCCGCCGCCTCGTCGGCCTCGGCCGTGTTCAGCAGGTACCCCGACGCGACGATCGTGTTGTCACGCTGCTCGGCGGACTCGATGACGCCGACGGTGTAGGCGCTGGTGTGCCCCTCAGCGCCCTGCTTCATCCACATGAGCGGAAGTGGAAACGCACGGAAGGTCAGAGTGATGTCCGACCGCAGCATTCGTCCGTCACTGGTCGGCGTGCCGATGAACGCCACGACGGCGTCGGTGAACGTGCGGAACTCTCCGTCGCTCATGATGTTCTCCTGTTCGGTCGGCGAGCTTGCTGTCATACTCTCAGCCAGCAGGGCAGGCGGCACGAAGCCGAGACCGGCCGGGTCCTCACGAGCACGGATAATCCCCTGCCGCTGACGGTGAATGATCTCGTTCCGTTGAGCGGAGTTACGTCGCTGCTCGCGCGGAAGCGGCGCGTCGGGCGGGGCCATGCCGACACGGCAGCGGCAGTTGCGGACCTCCTGAGACGGCCCACTCGGATCGCCGGGATACTCGAGCTCAGCACCGCCGACGAAGAACGGGTCCTCGACTCTGGCCTTCTGACCGTCGGCCGCGAAGTGCGTGTGCCGAGTGCGGCGGTCCATGTGCGCGCACCAGACCTTGTCGAACTCGACGCCCGATGTTGACGCGGCGTTGAGCATCGCCTGGTTAATGATCCCTGCCGCTTGCAGACCGCTCTCACGAGCGACGTCACGGAACCGTTGGAAAAAGTCGGCAGCCGGGCGGGTCGGTCCCGGTTCGTAGATGTTCTCGTACGCCCGCTCCATCTGAGTGCCTTCGGACCAGTCTCCGCGTGATCGCGCCTTGGCGAGCTTGGCGGCGATCTCACGAAGCCCCTCGGGGCCTCTGGGCATCAGCTCGTTGGTCCGAACGCTGCTGAAGGCGTCCACACCGGTACCGAGCCAGGCTCCGAGCTCGGCTCTAAGCTCCGAGATAGGTATGGCGCGGCGGCTGTTCTTGTTCGTGGTACCCACAAGCAGATCTCGTAGGCGGCTCGGTATGGACTTGCCTGCTGGAGGGTCGTAGGAGCCGAGGAACATCTCGAGTCGGCGACGGCTGCCGACCTGATCCCAGAGCAGGAGAGCCGCCATCTTGACCTGGTCGGGATCGGTGTCCCAGGCCAGTGCCGTCATGCGGGCAACAAGATCAAGACCGAGCCGCTGCTGCCCGGATCGGGGCGCTGTCGGTGCGGGCCAGTTGGCCTCAACCCACTTGGGCGAAGTGCGATCTTCGGTGTACGTGTTCGCGGCCGTCTGCTCGGGAAGGGCGTTACGGATCATCATGGTGCGGGGGAATAGGCGCTCGGGCTCGGGAGGTAGCTCACCGAACGTCGGTCCTCCGAACTTCTCTGCCAGCGCACGGAAGGTCGCTTGCTTCTCGTGCATGTGCTCAAGCCATGTCGGGAAGTCCGATGACCAGTTGGCAGATGCGCCTGATGGCGAGATCCCCTTCGTGGTCGGCGGGGGATTCATGATCTGGTCGCGGATTCGAGCGGATCGCCGCTCATACTCCTCTGGGGAATACGGGCTGTGCACCCACCACTCGGCTAGTCCGTACGGGTTGTCAGGAGTACCGATCGGGATAGGCGCGCCGGTGCGAGGGTCCGTTGTCCACTTGATCTTCGCGGCATCCTTGCGGCGCAGCTCTGCAAGCTGCTTCAGAGCCTCCTCGCGTTCCTCGGGTGTCGAGGGCGGGAGGTAGCCGGGATTACCCGGTATCTCCCACGGGGGACGATCGTCGTCAGGCTCGCCGTCAGCTGTCAGAGCTGGAACGGGACGAGTGTCCGACGCCAGATCCATGCACAGCACGTACGCGGTCTGAACGTAGGCGAAGCACCACATCATCGCCATCACGGGAATGACGCTCAGCTCGACGAGCTCGTCCCACAGGGCCTGCGCGTCCTCGGACACCAGAACATCGAGGTCGGGAGGCGTGGAGTCGTCACCTGCGAGAACCTTCGGGATCATCTCCGACAGCCAAAGTGCGAGCGGGGCGTGATAGGCCCGCTCGAGCGCCCACTCAGCGGCCTCGGTGGTGACGGTCTGCTCGTCGTAGTCAGGCCACATCAGACGTCCACCACCTGCCGCGTCAGCTCTCTGACGACACGGTCACGGACGGTGGCTCGGAGCTTGTCCGGTGAGATACCCAGCCGGTCGAGGAGATCCTCCTCGAGCGCGGAGTCCCAACCGCGAATCAGGTCGAGGACGTCCTCGTGCGCCACAGCTTGCATGAAATGGTGTGTCTCGTGCATGGGCACATCGCGGAGCCGGTCGTAGTCGGCACGAGTACGCCGTCGTTTACCGGCGAGCTCGAGCGCCCGTGTCACCATCAGGTCGATGACCGCGCTCTGAGCTGTGGCGTCCCTCGTCGGCGCGGGGCTGTTCTCGGTGTCGGGCTCACGCTGCGGGCTCTGCTCGATCGGAGGCGGCGGTGGGGATTCCTGAATCGCCGCAGGTGGAGGCTCCACGACGCCGTCAAGAGGATCAAGCAGGGGAAGCAGCGAGGATAGGAGAGTCGGATCGGTCGAGACGCGATCCCGCGCCCACTCCTGCCAACCCTGAATCGTCGACAGGTCGTAGCCGCTGTCGCCGAGTCCGAGGAACTCACGAAACGCCGTTCCGGTGATGACACCGCGATCGAAGGCGTTGGTCGCCTCGTCGGTGAGATCCGGGTCGGCAGTCAGAATCGACGCGTCGTGCCAGACGACGTATCGCTCCGGTTCGATACCCTCGGCCTCCAGCATTCTCGACAGAACCTGCTCGGTGAGCGCCGAGCAGATCGTCTCGACCGGAGGAACGATGTGCAGGCGCACGTCCTCGTCACCGATCTGCCAGGCGCTCCAGTGATTACTGTTGCTGCCCAGACCCAGCAGGCGCTCGGGGCTGACGTCGAGGCCCATGGCGAGACGGGCGATGGCGTCCTTGCGCGTGGTGATGGCGATGTCGGTGACGCTGTTGTCGAACTTCAGGTGGCTGACGTTCTTGACCTGCTCGCCGGGGACGGCCGCGAACATGGGGATCAGCGCGGCCATGCTGTCCTCGTCGTCGTAGGCTGTCTGAGCGACTTGGAACAGCAGCTCCTGTAACTGCTTGACGGCTGGAGACCCGACCAGCTCCATCTCGGACTCGTAGCTGCCGTTCGGCGCTCCGGTGGGCGGCAGCGACATCTCCTGTGGAACGAACACGACGCCGTTGCCGATCAGTCGGGACTTGCTGGCGTTGCTGATCGTCTTGGTGGTGCGGACGATCTCGCGCAGGCTGTCCATGGTCGCGCGTACCGGAGAGTCGGCCTCGCTGGCTTTGCGCGGCCGTGGATTCCAGACACGGAACATCGTGTCGACGCCGGGGACGATCTCGTACTTGTCGCCGTCGGGAAGCAGTACCTCGACGGAGTTACCCTTCCGTTTGATCTCGTCGCGGGTCAGCACGAGCCAACGCTCGCCGCCATCGGACACGATAATGGCAAGCCACAGCTCGCCGGGGACGGTCAGGCACTCGACACTGCGTTTCAGCAGCTGGCCCTGGCCGAGCGGACCACCGGCGATGGCCTTGACGATGTCGTTCACACGGTCGTTGGTGCATTCTCCGGTCGGAAGGCCGGTCTCGTCGTCGAGCTCGGAGGCGATGAGCCGGACACGCGAGCACGAGTTGGCCCGCCACGCGACGTAGTACCGCAGTTCGCCGACGAGATCGAGCATGTCCCACGCCTGGTCCTGCCAGTCGGAGTTACGCGATCCGACAACGGAGGACTTGAAGGACGAAGCTGGGTCGTCGAGGAGCTGGCTCGCAGCGGTCAGTGCTCTGCGGGCACCGTTTTTCGGTCTCCGAACGACACGTAGATGCGAAGCAGGCACAACGCTACGGTATCCGGTGCGGGTGCTTAATCGTCGTTAACGGTCTCGATGGCGATGTCCTCGTCGGAGGACAACGGAGCGAGCATTCCGATGAGTTGACTTGCGGCAAGGCCGAGCGGAAGCATCGACCACCACGGCCACTCGAGCAGCAGCACCGGCACGGCGGCTCCGGCGAGGCTGATCCAGAAGCCCACACACCATGGGCAGCCGACGAACTCGAGGACACCGGACGTCGGACCGAACCGTCGTGCCAGCCGAATACGAACAGGGTCGAGAATCGTGTCAGCGTTGACCAGACGTGTCAGTCGCATGACGGACAGAACGTACAGCGTGAGGATCAGCACCGTGCTCATGGCAGTGACGATACAAGCTGTGGAGTAGCGTGCTCACCATGGCGGACGTCCGGTGCATCGACTGTCTCGCCGAGGGCGTGACGCGCCCTCGCCCGACACCGCACGGAGGGCCTCGGTCGCCGCGATGCGTGACCCATCACCGCGCCAAGAAACAGCGGGAACGGCTGCGTGCTCACGAGCTGAAGGTTCAAGCGGGGTACGGCATCAGTGGAGAGCAGTACTGGCAGTTGTACGCCGCTCAGGACGGCAAGTGCTTCATCTGCCAGCGCGCCACCGGCCAGCGGAAACGGCTGGCGGTCGATCACGAGCACAACAAGGACGGCTGCACGCATCCGCCGGAGACCGGCTGTCCGGCCTGCGTGCGGGCACTGCTGTGCGGCCCGTGCAATCAGATGATCGGTCGGCTCGGCGTCGCGGCCCTGACACGCGCGATCGACCTGCTTCAGAATCCACCGGCACAGAGCATTCTGTGAGGTACATCGTCGCGCTCGGTGGCATCGTCACCCGTCGGCGCGTACGAGCGAAAGCGTGCTGGTACGCGCCTATCCGATCCGTCGCTTCAGCCAAGCGGGAGTGTCCACAGGTCGAATCGGAAACGGAGCCGTCATCGTGATCTGGCCCGCACTGAGCGCAGCCAGCCGATCGTGGGCAATGAGAGCGGCAGCGACACGGTCGGGCTGATGCTGTCCGGACTGCCAGTCCGCCGCCTCCGCCTCGAACACCGCGAGCTTGTGTTCGACGGTGCGGCACTTCCCCGTCTCGAACGCCTGCCGCAGCAGCGATGACCGGCCCACCGCGTCGACGGAACCACGTCCGCGCCACTTGTAGATCACGAAGGGCATCTGCACGGGAAGTGCCCGCTCCTCCACCGCTGTCAGCGGAGCGCCCCGCTGCTTCTTGGTCACGACCTCGGTGTGCAGATCCTTCCAAGCTCGACGCAGAACCGCCTCGTACGTCGTCGCCGACGAGTACGCCTCCATCGCGATCTCGCGGGCGTTGACCTCGAGCGCCAGCAGCACCGCCTGCCTGGCCCATTCGTCAGCCGTCATCTGTCCCGACCAGTCCTCGGTCAGCGTCACGATGCCGTCGCCGCCAAGCGACGCGGCGATGATTCCGGTCTCGTCCCCTCGCCCTGAGTCGGCAGGGTCCACGCCGACAACGGACGCCACCACGCGTTCGGGAGGCTCGGGGACACGGGTCTCGAACCAGGACCGCATGAACAGCCCACCTGCGGGGTTGCGTGGACTGCCCTGATACAGCGCGTACCAGACACGCTCACCGATCTTGCGTCTCGTCTGCTCGAACTCGTGCCGCGTACGGCCTCGCGCACTCACCATGACCTCGCCCGGCTCTCGGCCCAGCGAGTCGGTGATTCCGTCCTCGGCGATGGCCGGAATGTTGATATGACGCCACGTGCGGTACTGCGGAGCGATCTGCGACTCACCGGCGATGATCTGACCGGCAAGGTCCTCGGGATGCCAGCGGGTCTGAATCAGAATCATGCTGGCCTCGGGCGAGAGCCGCGTCTGGGCCACGGAAGCGAACCATTCGTCGACCTTGCGCCGGTGGCTGGCGCTGTCCGCCTCGATCATGTTCTTGTACGGGTCGTCGATGATGAACAAGTCGGCAGCGCGGCCGGTGATGGACGAGCCCAGGCCCACGGCGATCATGCCCCCTCGAGCTCCAGCGATCCGCCAGGACTGCACACGGGACGACGTGGTGGACAGCTGAAGGCCCAGCTTGTCCTCGATGGAGACACCGGTCATGGCGTCGACCACGCCGGAGCCGTGACGGAGGATCAGATCTCGGCAGGCCCGGCTGTGGTCCTCGGCCAGCGCATCGCCGTAGGTCGCCAGAATGATCCGTCGGTTTGGATTCAGCTGAAGCGCCCGCAGTGGTGTGAAGATCGCACAGAGCGAGCTCTTGCCCTCCTGCGGCGGCGTGGTGACCAGCAGGTTGTGGCGCGGCTTGGTCAGTACCACCTCGATCGCGTCGGCGATCATCTTCAGTGCAGGTGTGATGTGGTAGCCCGGATCGACCGCGTGCGCGAGCTCGGCCGCATTGCTGTAGAGCGTCTTGACACGCTCGCGCGACTGCGAGGCGCGGAGATACTCGAGCATCGCCTGCCTCGCCTCCGGCTGCCATGAGCTGGAGACGTTGCCGACGACGTCCGGCGAGTACGTCATGTCGCGGAGTCATCCACCTTGCGGTATTCGTCGCTCAGAATCTGTGGCACCGCGAACCGCCACAGGACTCGGTGGTGGATCCGCTGCGAGGAGCCCATGGGCGTAATGATGACGCACGACGGTGCCATCATGACGGTGTAGAACGACTTCAGATACGTGCCATTGTCGCGGTACACGTCGGACATGCCGCCGTCGTTCATCTGCGTCGGAGGCTGGTGCAGCTGAAAGCCGGTGTGCGTGAGCAGCAGCTCGCCACGGTTCCCCTGCGTGACGTACGTGTTCACGTCCTCGTTGATACGGCCGACGAACTCGACGGGACGGTCGGTGCGGATGAAGAAGCTGTTCATCGCCTTGCGGGCGAGCCCCCGCTGGAAGAACCCGCCTCGCTGTGTGCCGCTGATGTAGTCACCGCCCTGCGCGAAGGCGACGGTGAGGGCGTCGGTGTCGTCGAGAAACCGCAGGTAGTGGCAGATCACCTCGTCGAGGCTCTTGGTCATGATGTTCTTGAGCTCGTCGCCGATGTTGATTCGATGCGAGAAGTACGTGTAGTCGTCGTCGAGCTGAATGTGCCACTTCAGGCCGAGGTCGGCCGCGATCTTGCTGGCCGCGTTCCGCGCGTAGACGATCGTGCGCCGGTTGTCGGACTGGTCGGCGGTGTCGAAGGTCTTGGATATGGCGAGCTTGTCGAACTCGATGACCTGATCTCCGTACCGCTCACGGTACTGCGGGGCGGTCTCGTCCTCGTTGTCGATGACGATGTAGATCGGGCCGGTGTACCCGCGCTTACGGAGCGAGTTGTACGTGATGACACGGTCGGGCCTGCCATGCGTGAGGATCAGGGCCGCGAAGCCCTCGGGGACTCCGCTCACAGCTCCTCCGGCTGTTCCTCGAGATCCTTCGAGAGCGTGTCGCGGAGCGCGTTGGTCAGCCGGACGTAGCCTTTCTTGATCGCGTGGTCGAAGTCGATCAGCACGAGTGCCTGATCCTCCATCAGCCGCTGGACCTCGGCGGGTGCGCTCGCGTAGTAGTCCGCGACCTTGTGAAAGTCGATGACGGTGTGCCGCTGCGCGGCACGGAGCAGGAACGCGGTCACGTCGTCGGGCAGCTTCGCCTTCGTGATGGCTTTCTCGAGCTCGAGTGTGCGGCTGACGTCCATGCACTCGGACAGGTCCGGCGGATCGTCGGTCGGCGTGTAGTGCGGGACCTCGGTCTTGTCGCTGTACTTCGGCGTCGTGTCGGAGGCCCGCTGAAGCTGGTCGATGTCGGCCTGCGTGTAGCTCAGCCCCTCGAGGTCGTCGCCCATGTCGTTGAGCAGAGACAGCAGCTCGTCGGTGTCGTAGCCGCCCAGCTGGGACGTGCGGTTGTCGACGAGCACGATCCGGTTGGCGCGGTCGTCGTCCACGTCGACCCAGTGAACGAGCATCGTGTCCCAGCCCTCGTCGGGATGCTGCTCGGCCAGGTCGCGGAACGCCATCAGTGTGTGGTTACCGGCGAGCACCTCGTTCTGCCGTCCGGTGTGCGTGCCGATGTTCACCACGATCGGCTTGTACTGACCGTGCGCCCGCAGGCTGGCGGCGATGGCCTTGACGTCACCTCGTCTCGGATTCCGGTGGAACGTGGACAGGTCTTTGATCGGTACCGAGGTCGTCGCCCCGGTCAGCGATGTGGTCATACGGGAAAGCGTAACCGACAATCGCTGGCCTGCTACGACGGTATGATAGAATGGATCCACGAGCGGCACGGAAGCCGCTCCCCACGGAAGGAACCGACATGCGAAACATCCAGCAAATCCCCCAGGCGATCCTCGGCGGCGTTGATCTCGGAAAGCTGAGCCGGGAGCAGCTGAAGGCTCACGTCATCGGCCTGCGACCCAGCCCCGTCGAGCACGCTCAGGTGCAGATCGCGTTTCAGATCGACGGTGCGCGGAAACGGGTCGAGGCCCAGCTCCAGCCGCTCGTGTTCGCGTCCGAGAACGAGGAGTCTCTGTGGCGCGAGGGTCTGCGCGACGAGGGTCTGTCCGACGAGCAGATCGACCTGATCGCCGCCGGGCAACCGGTGCCGGGTCTGGGTCGCGAGTGGCAGCCCATCGCACTGCTCGAGGCCGAGGGTCGGTGGTGACCATGAACCGCCCCACCGCCGCCAGCCCGGAGCAGATGCGGAACCGGTTGGAGCTGCGCCGTAGTAATGCGGCCCAGCCCCACCGGAACCGCAAGGCCGAGGCGAAGAAGCCGGGCAAGGGTAACCGCAACAACTGGAAGCGAGAGGTCCGATGAACCGCTTCGTTCTGCACGCCGACCCGTTCGTCGCCGCTCGGATGCACTGCGACAAGCACGTCGTCAAGATGATCCTCGAAGAAGCCCAGATGCTGAGCACCGTGCAGCGGGCGCACGGCAATGAGGACGACCGGCTGTATCGGGCCACGCATCGGCACCACCCCTGCACCGTGTGGGCCGGTGAGAGCGTCGAGAACTATCGGTGGGCGTGGCTCCTCCTGTGCGCGCTGTTGCGTGAGTACGAGTACCGGTACGGCCGCGTCCACCTCACGTCACGGCTGCGCGACCTGCTGGCAGACCCGCCCGCCGATCTGCCGAGTCGCGGACTGACGCCGTTCCCGCAAGCGATGCCGGAGCAGTTTCGGGGCGACGACCCGGTGGCTGCGTACCGCCGGTTCTACCTCCTCGACAAGGTTCGGTTCGCTCGGTGGACCCGCAGGTCAGCACCGGAATGGTGGACCGCCGTCGCCTGAGACGGCGTATGATAGAATGGTACTAGCGTCCGGCACTGAAGCCCGGACCCAACGGAAGGAACCGAGAATGACCGCAAACAAGCTGAGCCTCGTCAAGGTCGCCCCGCTGACCTGGACGGTCGGGGCCGGATCGCTGCACCACCACTACGTCGTTCGGAAGGTCTCGGGAGTGTTCGAGGTTCACCGCCGCGACGCTCGCGGAGTGACCCGCATCGGCACCGCCCACACCGTACCCAGCGTCAAGCAGCTGATCGCCGACCACGAAGGGACGTGGAACTGATGGCGACGATGCTGGGCGACCGCACCAAGCACAAGCTCCCCTGGTCGCAGTGCGACTGCGGGTGCCGTGCCGGAAGCCGGAGCCGCAAGGCCGAGCGCCGCATTCAGCGCAAGGTCGAGAAGCTGGAGGTCCGTCGTCAGATCGAGGTGGAGCGGAGCGAGTCATGACCACACCGTTCAGCTCCACCGCCCGCCCCACCTCGTTCGCACCACGGAAGGGACCGATGAACAAGCGCGAGCAGTTCCTCAACCACGTGTTCGGCAACGGCTGGATGCCCGACACCACGCGGCAGGTCCGTTCGGGCGACGGGCTGGTGCAGGACCCTCACGCGTTCGTGCGGGAGTCCCAAACCGGGCCGGACTGGAAGCTCCGGCTGGACTTCACCGACGCCGACGGATACCTGAGCACCAAGCTGCGCGGCGTGCTCCTGTTCCGCGAAGGCGAGGAGAAACTGCGCCTGCTCCCGCAAAGGGACTGGAGTCACAACCGCGTGCTCTGGGAGGTCACCGGACGAGACCTCGAGCCCGGCTGGCGGGAGGTCGCCCTGCGGCCCCGCGCCGAGCGC